AGAGATCCCGTTGGCGATCGCTCGAACTCACAGGGCGACAGAAAATGCCTGCTGTCTGATTCCGTCGCATGATGGATCAGGCTGAACCCGGATTCGGCGATTGCCTGCGAACACTTGAGAAGCGTCGGTTCAGGTCTCGGCGCGGACAAGATTCCGACGGAGATTCTCACTTCAACTTCTCCGCCTTGTACTTGTCCTGCTTGTTCTCCCGGCGATTCTTCAGCAGCATCATCCGATGCTCGTTCCGCAGCATCGCCTTCTCAGGAGTCGTTCCGTCCGCGAACGGAGTGACTCGTCCGCACCAGTTGATAAACGGAGGCCCGAGATGCAGAACCTCGAACGGTGGCCGAACCTTATTCGACTCTGACCACTTCTGATGGAAGAACGAGTCAGCGCCGCCTGCCCACGTCCAGTCCGTCTCATGCCACGGAGTCTTCTGCAGGAACGGTTCGCTCGCATGGAACAACTGGAAGTAGCCTGCGAACTCTTCGTTGTTCATCGCTCTCTTCGACTGTCGCCATAGGCGATGTTCCGGGATTTCCGTTGGGATCTGGTGCAGAATCCTGCGATGCGGGGTGTAGATCTTTCCGATCTTCGGCACCCAGGCAAGTTTGTTCTTCGGGATGACGATGTCAGCATCAATGATGCACATCCAGTCGTGCCGACCGAAAACATCAAGCCCTTCTTCCATCGCTGCAAACTTATTGAACACAGCGCCACCGCGATAGAAAGCATCGCTGAGATGGACATGACAGTCGTTCTCCTGCGCAAGCTGGATCGTCTTATGGTCCTTCACCGTCGTGACCACCATGAACTCGCTGAAGAACTCCCGGTTGTACGGGAGCGTCAGAGCGAGGATGTCGGCGTAGTCGACGCAGACGGTGATGCCTCGGGGCTTAATTGCTGTCATAGTTCGATCCACCAGGACGGAAAGTCCTCATGAGTAACGTGAAACTGCAGGTAATGCTTCCTGCAGAACTCCAGAACAGCATGGATCACTCCATGATTGTCGATTGAGAAGTCATGACCTGAAAGTATTCCACCTTTAACGACTTTCGGAAACCAGAGCGACAAATCCCTTGACACATTTTCATAGTCGTGCTTCGCATCGATGTAGACGATTCCAATCGACTCGTCAGCAAACAAATGGTAGGCGTCTTCGCTTTTCAATCGATGGAAAGAAACTCGATTACCGAAAGTCAGCATGACTGCCTTTGCGATCTCGTAATCCTCGTTCCTGTCTCGGACGTCTTCTCTGAAGTGCGGGTAATAAGTCTCGAAGCCTTCATCGAATCCATCCCACGGATCAATCAAATAAATACTGCCCCTGAATCGTGACATGAATCCGCTGGCAAACACAGCCTGATGAGTTCCGACCTCAACGGCTGTTGTCAGTCCTCGTGCGTTTGCAACGTCAGCCAGTGCTTCACGATGCTGAAGAATCATGTTCCGCTTTCAATAAATGTACCTTGTTGCAATTCTTCCTGAATCTTCAACCTTCTTTTCATCAATAATCTCCAAAACGTGCGAAGACCCCTTCAGTTTAAAGTCGGAATACTCGCTTGTTACCGTCGTTACAGACTCTGTCTGAGCCATGTGCCCGATACCATTCAAAGGAACGAGACATCTGTGACAGTGAAAAGAAACCTGATCATAGAAGTCTTGCATTGATTTAAGCCACCATCCATCAGTGACCTTATGTCCCGTGTCAGGATATTCTGGATTGTACTGATTCAATATCGCCTGAGACGCCGCAACCTCACAGAAGAAAGCTCTTGCTTCACCTCTGAACTGGCAAATCATAGATGACCAGTTCTGATTTATAGCGCATTTTGAAATCACGCCCCACCGCTCACCTTCATCCGGGATAAACTTCGAAAGCAATCCATGCACAGGAGCATGCTTAGAGTCTTCATTCAGGCCAAACGGATCTGATTCCGGCCAGTCTCTTTTGAATTCATCAAAAGCAGACTTTTTCAGATGGACATTCAGATTTGAAATCTTCGGATTGAATGTCTTTCTCATCTCTTTTCCGTGCCCAAGTGGGTCATTACACCAAAGCCCGCACTGCGATACCGGGAAATGACTCCTGAGTATCTCGCACAGCGTAATGAATTGCGGATGAAGAGTTGGCAGACCTCCGAATACGCCAACTACACCCCAGTATCCTGTTAGGCTCGAGACAGCCTTCTCAAAGTTTTCTATCGAAATGAATTCTGTCTTGCCTCCAAACTGAGATCCCTGCGTGCAGTTTGAACAAGACAGATTACAGGCTCTTGTGACGTGTATCTGAATGACTCCTCCTCGCCATGCGTTTTTTCGTTTCTTTGATGGCGGAACCATCTTTTCAATCGCTTCATCTGGACTCAATTAACGCCTCCATTTCATTTGGCCTTCTGTGCGACTGCCTGAATGCCTTGTCGTAAGTCACGTTATATTTCTTTGAAAACTGCGCGACTGTCATCTTCTCTCCGTATGCGAAAACATACCGGCTTGTGGTCTTGTTGTTTGCCTGCTCCTCGACTGTCCCCCACTTGCAGTTTCCCGGTGTGTAACCAAGATCGTTATTCTTCCTTTCAACAGAATGGTTTTCTGATGGGCTACTGCCCATGTCGTCTATGAAGTTCTGGAATTCATTCCATCTTTCACAAACCTGTATTCCTCTCTTGACGTAAAGCCGTTCGCTTCCGCTTGTTCCGCGACATCTTTGATGCATTGCTTTCCAAGCTACATACTCTTTCGTCCTTCGATCTCTTTTTGACTGCCCATGTTTAAAGTTTTTCTGGGCAACAAGTCGGCTTCTAAGGCATCCGCAACTAAGAGTGTTTCCGCTTCGCATGCTTTTAAGTGCAACAATCAGCTCGCAGCCGCAGTCACAAGAGCAAACGAAAGCCCTCAGTTGCCCAATATTTTGAGCCTGTCGTATCACGACAAGATTTCCGTATCGATCTCCAGTTTTTACCTCAACGGCTTTCACAGCGACCTCACTGCATCGTAAACGTAGTCGCGATTGCTCCAGACAGCGAATCGATCAGAGTCTGGATGCGTACCGCGAGGATAGAAGACTCGCGATGGATTCTCGGCAATCTTCTTCATATCGAATCTCTTAAATGCCGCAGAGACGATCTCGTCGTTCAGGACGTGAGGCTCAGTGACTGTTGGTGCGTGGTAGTGGATGTCCATGCGGATTTCGCCGTCCATGTCGCATACTTGCTCGCAGACTTCGATTGCCTTTTGAAAACTGTCAACGTGATCGATCGCGTTGACAGAGATCACCGCGTCATAAGACGATGGACTGATCCACACCTCTTCCGCTTCTTCAATTGTGCATTCCAAAGTTCCCGGACACCTGATGTATCCGCACCTGTCATACCACCCATGAAGAGGATCAAGCAAGTGAACAGTGGCTCCAGCAAAGAACCGACTCAGGCCCAATGGACCTGATCCGACCTCCAGAACCTTTTTGCCAGAGAAGTATGTCGGCTCAATGTGCAGCCTCTTGCAGTATCGCCATTTGTCGGCATTGATCCACGTCTCGATCGCGTTCAGTTCCTCCGAAGAGAAACGCTGGATTTTCTCATGCTGCTTCGGGCACGGGACTCCGTACAGTTCTTTGATTCTTCCATGGAACCATCGGACGTAAAAAGAGATCTCGTCCTTCCAGAACCGCTTCTCTTCATCGTACTTCGTCGTCATACCAATCTCCCTTCCAAGATCGATCATTGACATGGTCCCCAATCTTCAAACTGAATGGGTGATCCGCAACTCTGAATTCGCCGTCAGACTTTGCGACATCCTTCCACTTCTCATAATCCTTAACTGTCCATGAGAAATGTTCATTTCCATAAGGCGATGAAACCGCATACGGATTCCACCCCATCGCAATCGGGTCAGCCTCGCTGATCTTCGCGTCTCGTAGCTTCTTTGCAAGTCGCAGGTCTTCTCCCAGAGAAACAGAATCGAACCCGCCGACACTCCAGAACGCAGAACGAGTCACTCCCCAGGTACACTGAAACGCTTTATCAGCTTTGTCTTCGCGCCAGTAAGTTTTGCACCGCGTCAAATCACGAGATCCACGGACCAGAACCTGACTTGCCCTGCACCAGTCCGATCGACTCAGTGCATTCTCGACAGCAGACAATGCATCAGGAAGGAAGATGTCGTCGTCATCCCAGAACACGAAGGCATCGACCGAATCACCGAACATCTGAGCAATAGCGTTTCTCTTGCTTCCCAGAGAGGCGTGAGGCTCGTTGCGACTTACGATGTTCCATCGATCGCCAGACGACTCAGGAATCTCCCCATGGTCATCATACGCGATCAGGAGCCGGTCTTCGTAATTCTGATTTTCGAAGCAGGAGATCAAATGCCCAAGAAGTTCCGGTCTGCGGAATGTCGGAACGCAAACGCCGATCCTCATTTGATTCTGAGATGATCTGCTTTTGCTGAAGATTTTGTGAATCGTTAGCTTTGAATCCTGCGATCGTTTCTTAAATGACGCATTCTCATGGCCGGCGGCTCTCATCTCACCAGCATGCTTGCGAGTCATTAAAGAATGATTTAGTCCGATCGCGACCGATTCGTCTGGAACCCTCCATGGCAAAATGCTAAAGAATCTCTGCACTTCAGTATCGATCTCAATTGGAAGGAACGTATCCAGTGGCCAGCTGATCGTGTTTTCGCTGGAATCAACGGCAGGAGTCAGGCATCTCTCTCCGAGATCAGTCCATCCATGCTTTCCCTGCTCAAGCATCGCGTTGATGTTCGCAACCCACTTCTTCGCGACTTCGCTGCCGGGACAACAGTAAATGTAACCAGCGATCACTCGTCGCGGGGGAGTCGACCACGTCATGAATCCGCATTCATGTCCTGTGTCGAGCTCCTTTGGCGACCGCAGCATCAGCGTATCTGCGTCAATGTAGAGTCCTCCGTACTGCATCAACACGGCAGCGCGGACACAATCAGACTTCACGCCGAGTTCTTTGATGTTCTTCCATGACGGATGCAGAATCCCGTCCGGAATGTACTTGTCGATATTCGCTGATGTGATGTGATGGAACAAGCAGCCGTCCAGACACTTTGATCGGATGGTGTCGAGGCAAAATTCAATGTAAGGCCACTTGCGAGCTTTCGGAGCATGCTCCCAGTAGGTGAAAACATTGAGCATCTCATTCCTCCGTAAACCGACCTCTCAGCCAATCTCGCATGGTCGGCCTCCATACGTTGCTTTGGTAATTCAGCACATTGGCATCAATTTCATTCAGTTGGCGAAGCATCAGTGGCCTCAGCAGTCTCTTCAAGAACTGCGGGTACTGAACGCCCTGCCAATTGCCTCCGTAAGGTATCGGCGTGCGATCCAATTGCCAATGATTTTCGTACAGTATTTCGAACAGGTACAAATTATTCGGGAACCCGTATTCGACGAACATCTGCTGAAGTTTCGCCTTCTCGAACACATGCGGGAGATGAGTGCCGGCCTGAAAGTTTCCTCGACCATTTGCTGCAAGCGCGCCGAACGTCATTCTGATCAGCCGATGCCACTCTCGCTTCGAGTTTACCCGATACCACGGGTCGTACCGCAAGACTCTTAGATCCTCGAGCGACGTTGGCTTCAGGAAGAACTGGTCGTCCATCATCCAGACGAACTCTTCCTCGATCTCCGGATGAGACGCTGCCAACATGATCTTTGCCTGCGTGTCTCGGAATGCCATGCGGCCTGGCAGCTCTCGCATCTTCGTCAGGCGGGAAGCCGGAATGTGATGCCCCGTGTACCACTTCGGTTTATCGCCGATGATCGTGAAGGCCGGTGTCCCGGTGAAGTTCTTCCGCACGGATGCCATCGACAGCCGGAGTTCTTCGCCGTTGTCCGGGCCTATGACGTTGAGATAGACGAAGGCTGTCATTCAAAATCCCGCATTGTGAATTCCTTCTTGCAACTCGCGGTCATCTTTCTCAATCTGAATTTGTATCGCAGCATTCGATGCCCAAGACACAATCCGTCGCGATCCTTTTAGCAAGGCGTGCGCGCCAATCCAAACGAGATACACGAGAAATAAATACCTGATCGCCGTCTTCATTTAGCAGTCCTGATTGTCAGGTTCCCCGCACAGTCCCTCGCCAGGTCTTGTCAAAGTTAAATCTACAGTTGCAACTCCGCCGCCTATTGGAACATTCTGAAAAATCAGCCACCGTAAAACATTGGAGCTGTCATTCACTCCACATCCACACAATTTCAAGTAGTTGAAGAACAGCCCATCCGATATCCACGGACCTGTTCCCGAGACGAGCGATCGATGATACACCTCGATCGCCCAGTCGCATTCCTGAATCCCATACAACGCAGCATATTCAGGGTCGATGTTTTCCATCTGAAAAATACGAAACCCCGTTTCAGACTCGAGCGATTCGCAACCCGGAATCGACTTGATGTAGTTGCCAACAAAGTTGTAAAACTGATTTGAGATGTCGGCCCACGTCACCTCTGTTGCTGGTAGGTCATACCCGTCACCAGGTCCCAACGTCCACGGATCAGACCAAACGCGAAATTCATTAACACACGATTCCGCCACGGAACTAATAAAAGCGCACCCGATGTAACTTCCAGCATCTGCGGTGCAGCATCTGAGTCCGTCGATGCAAGTACAGCACTCGAGCCACTTCTTCTTCATCATGCCCATCAGACACTCTCCGACACGCTGTCTGATGTTGGGCACGGAGTGTCAGGTCCGACACAGGAAACGCCTTCAACAATTACTCGAGTACAGCTAATCTGCTGGAATATCTTCGACCCGTCTGCAAGTTCGCAGCATTCGTAATTCGGAAACGGCAAAGACAGTAGCGGCTTCTCTGAATTCACAACGTCATACAGTCTGTTTGATATCGGGTCGTCCGATGCGGACAGACTCGTAGACGCACTCAGGGATGAGCTTAATGACGCACTGGCTGAGTCGCTGGCAGCATCCGCCGCAGCGCGTTTGATCATCTTGACGAGACTTCCGCCCTTAAGCGGGATCGTCTCCGCTGTGTGCGCGTAGACGATCTGGCCTGTTCCATTCCCTGCCGTCCGACTTACTTCGACGGACTCAACAGACTCGCAGTCTGCTGCTTCAGTCATATCGAGCAGTAAACACAGATCGCATGGATCATCCGACGCAGACGCAGAAACCGAAGTCGATGCGGAAGCCGAAGCAGATTCACTCCCCGGAATCGGGGGCTGTTCGTCCCAGTCGCTCAGTTCAACTTCGTACCACCCGTCGCCCAGACACTCACCGACGATCCCGTACTTCAGCTTCATCCCGGCGCTCTGCAGGATCTCCCACCGCTTCGAGTCTTCGTTGTAAACCACATAGAAGAACTCGCCGGCGACCTTCTGGACCTGATCGTTGAGTCCGCCGAGAACGTCGTATCCTCTGAACGGAGTCGACAGAGTGTCTTCTTCGTGAACACCAGACTTCTTGTTAAGCCGGAACCACTGGCACATACCGGACGGAACGTCGTCCAGGGCTTCTGCCAGATCGGTCTTCACGTCCTGAACTGCGAAGTCCTCAGTCGCCACAGCGAGTCGCGTGAAAGACCGTCGCATGTTCGCCGACTGGTTTCCCAGCGTCTCATTAACCATCGACGAACCATTGGTCAGGGCAATGTCTCGGCGCGAACGCAGTGACTCGGCCTGCTCGACATTAAGTCGGTCGGCAGTCAGCGGGTCTCCCGGGATCCATTGTTTCGGTCGTGTCATAAGACTGGGTAGAAGATGTCAACAAAGTTTTTGAGTTCGAACAAAGGCTCTCCGGTCGCTTCAACGACCACTCGCATCCAGTCACCAGTTCCGTCGACTGGTCCTTCGCGATCCAGAAACAGGTGATTCCATCCGTAGGCTTCATCGTTGTCGTCTGGACAGTCGTTGCTGTCAACATACGAATCCGATGTCGGCTTTTCAATTCGCTTTTGCTTGAAGATCAACTTCAGCGTTGTTGTGTTCATGTTCTTTGCACCGAAGTTGCCGGAACTTGAAAACCCTCCGAAGGCATCTGTTCTTTGAGACCTGTCTTCCTGAAAGTCGATGAACATGATTGTTTCTGGCTCATACTGTCCACATCCGCAAGCAACCGAGTCACCCGGATCGGCATCACATTCGATTACATCGCCCCACGGCTGATCATTCACCGTGCCACGGAATCCCCTCAGATGATTCTCGATGGCACAAAGATGGCGGACAGGCACGTTATGCCAATGAACGATGATATCTGCCTTCGGGATAATCTTGTAGGCGTAGGAGTCTGGCTTCAGTTGGCGTTCAGAGGAACCAACCGGAAGATCCTCCCATGCCAGCCCCCCGTTAGGAAGAGTGAACATTTCGTAGGATGGATTTCTTTCCGCCGACAAGCATGTTCCCGGAAGAACATATTCGTTGACTTCCCACACTTTATCTGCGTTGTTGAACGCCAGGCAATCACACGGATTTTCCGAGTAACTGATTGTTACTTTGCAGAGACACCCATCGTTGCTCTCTCCTTCACCAAGCAGAATTGTAAAGAAATGTGCTTGTTGGAGAATTGACGTAGGATCAGTTATTAACGACGCTGTTGTAACCTCGTCACCAAGCAAATATTCATTATCGAAGCAGCACTCAGAAAGACCTTCAATCGAAAACGAAGTCGCTATCAGATTGATCTGCCCGTACCCTGTGCCGCCAGAAGAATCGAATGGATAGGGAGCAGGAATCTGAGGTGTGAACGGACCCGAGCCTCCGCCCAATGTAATGTCGTAGAACTTCCCGATCATCCGCAGGCAAAACTCTTCCGCGTGAATGCACGGAACGCTGAACGTGCGTGATGCCGTAACTTTCCCTGAGGAGAAACTCGGCATGATCGATGGCAGTATTTCCTCGACATCAAAATCGTAATCGTTGTACATGCTCATTGTGCTTTGGCTCCCACATTCAAGCGTCTCACTGCATCAGTTGTCGCACCCTGAGCGCCCACAACCGGGGCGACGAATCCCTGCATTGCATCTCGAACCCCCCTGTTTACTGCGTCAGCAATGTTGTTCGCCACAGTATCAGGAGTAGTGAAGTTCTCTGGCCGAATCTGTGCCATTGATTCCAAGGCAAAACCAAGTGAATTGAAGTTCCCGAATCCACCCAGCGGAGTCGCACGCAGAGCCTGCGATGGTGAGCCACCAAGTCGCATATTTGCATTCAACTCAGAGATCGCTGAATCAAGAGTTGCCAGTTCCTGATTGAGTTTCTCGAGTTCTTGGGTGTTCCTGTCCAGCGGGTCATTCGACAACACATTCTTCTGCAAGTTCTGGGCGAACTGCTCAAAGTTCGTCAGTGCAGATTTTCCGCTCGCTTTGTCTTTCTTCTCAGAGATCTTCTCGATCTCATCACGGACATCTTTCTGCCGCAGCAGGAGTTCCGTCTCCGTTTCAATTCGCAATGCTTCTCTGGCCGAGTCTGCTTCCTTATTGACAAGGCCTCGAAGATCTTCTGTAGGAGCAAGAGCCAGTTTGGCTTCACGAATCTTTTCAATCAGCGTCTGAAACTGTTGAGCAGACCTCTGAACCTCGAGCGTAAACAAAGTTTGGTCGTTTGCAGTTCCTGCGATCGTTCTGCGGATAACTTCCTGCGTGTCTGTGAATTCGCTGATCTTCGCCTGCGCAGAAGTCAGTCCGTCAATCAACTGATTACTGAATGATTCTATCTCCTGAGATGCCTGCGACAACTCGTTAATTACGCTCTGAACTGAGTTCAGAGTTTCAGTAAACTTCCCTGCAGCTTCCTCATCAGCGAGATCCAAATCCTTGAAGGTTGCTTCAATCGACTTCTTGACAGATTCGAACAATTTGACGGTACGACTAAGTTGTTCTGGATCTGACTTGCCTGTTAGTCCATTTTCTCTGGCAACCCGAAGTTCGTCGTACAAATTGCGAACTGACTCCAGTTGAGGGGCCAAAACCTTCAGTTGATTTGTCGACTGCTCGAATCTGGCCTTCGCCAACAACTGAGCCTCTGCTGCCTCCGGTGTGAGCGCGATTCCGCTCTCTGCGGATGCACGACTTCTGTCTCGAAGGTTCTCTAAAATTTGTCTTCGGCCATCCAGCAAACTATTCGCTTCACGCAACTGATTCAGCGTGTTCGACAAAGCGTCAGTGTCATCCAATCCAGAAAACAATTTCTGAAGGTCTTGAGTTTTGTCGCCGGATTTTTCCGCAACATCTCCCAACTGCTGAAGCACGTCTCTCAGTTCTTTTGCTCTTTCGATCGAGCGAGCGAAATCCCTTTCTCCACCACGAAGGCCAACGTCGAACTTCACATTCGAAAACTCGGCACTCACCAAACCTGATATGTCTTCAAATTTCGACTCAATGTCATTGAGTGACTCGAGCCATTCAATCAAAGATGGAAGAACCGTAATCGCCAAGGCCGATCCTACGCCTGCGACAAGCGGCAACATATTGGCAAACCGCTGCCCAATCAGGGATTGCAACGCAGGCATTCTGGACAGGTCATTCAGAATGAAAGCGACGTTATTTGCTGACCCTCGGATGCCACCAGCAATGCCGTTAAGGCTAAAGCCAACTGCAAAGTCTTCAAACGCTTGGCCAAGCTGATAAGCATTATTGCTTAGCGTATTCATCGACTGAGAGACCTGCTGGGCCTGCTGATAAACCTCCTTCAGTTCTTGATTCCTCACTGCGAGGTTCTGTGTTGCATTAGACAGGTTCTCGACACTTTCTTGCGTTCCGTTGAATGCCGCAGACAGCCTTCGCACATCGGCTTCAGCAAGCTCAATCTCCGACCGAACGATCGCAATCGACCTTCGAATCTCAGCGGACGGCAAGCCACGCACCAGCGATGCCTCGAGCCGGTTCGTAATTCGGCCTTCGCTGATCGCCTCGCGCCCGCGACCAACTTCAAGATCAAACTGCTCCTTCAGCGGCCTTTGATTCGACACCTCCTGAAAGACTCGCAGGATCTCCTGCCGTAATGGTTCGACGTACTGCAGGCTCGCCTGAATGCCCAACAGGTCTCTGTCCTGAGTCTGCCGGCGAACATTCAGCACCAAGTCCGACAACTGGTCCTGCAGTCGCTTTACCTCGTCGTCGAACTGAACGATCCCGCTTAGCGAGGACTCTCTGCTCACCGTTCGCAGATTTCGCTGAAGGTCTTCTAAGGCTCTTGCTGCGTCACGGTATTCCTGCGCAAGCCCGCCTCGACCGCCGCCACTTGTTCCGCCTCCGCCTGAAGACCCCCCACCTCCGCCTCCCGATCCGCCGCCACTAACATTCGGAGGGCCGAGTCTTGGAGATGGGATGGACGCTGTGGAGAAGATACGAGCGTACTCGGCAATCGCCTCATTCGCTGACGTGCGGATAATGTCCTGAAAGTTCGGATCCGGACGAATGTTGACAAACACGTCCAGCAATGATTCGTCGCCGTCAGCCACTGATCGTCGCTCCTAACGCAAGATAAGCCTCAACCAATGACAGACTCATTGCCTCCCGGAGTCCGATCCCGGAGTTTTTCGTCACTGCGAGCGCCAGCATCTTATAGCGATTTCCGTCAACCACATCCACCGGAGCTTTCTTCTCTACGGTGATGGTTGTGGATTTTGTGGCCCCAGCGTCTGGCTTTGGTCGCTCGGGCCATTTGAGTTTCCCAGCGTGTTCGACTCATCCGTCGCAAACAACGCCAGCTTCAGGTGGGCCTGCTCATCCGGAGTCGCGCGGTCCCAGAGATCCTTTATTCGCTGGATCCCCTCTTCCCACGTCTCTTCGCGCGAACCCTTGCCGGTCTTGATCTTCCGCTTGTTGCATCGCCAAACGTCGAAGAAAAAGCCTTCCAGCGATCGGTCGTACTGCAATTCCTCCTCGATCGAAACCGCTGAAGAATTGCAGTAAACCTGCTTCATCGCTATCCCGACGAGAATTTTGTAATTCTCCTCGGTCATTTCTTTGGGGAAGCCGGAGATCAGATTCCACGGTTTGTCGCGCCGAGACTTTATGTGCTCGAGCTTCTCAACGTAGTTCAATAATCTCTTCGGCCTCACCTCAATCGTTGTTCCGCCAAGAACGACTGAGATCATGCCTCACTCCTTAGTTACTGAATTTCCTGAGTTTGTGTCGCTGGCTCGTGCAGCCACTCATCCACTTCAAACCCATAGTTGTAAACCACTGGAGAATTGCCAGCGATGTCGAAGTCGACCGGAACCGACACGATGCGAACGTTCGCTTCGTAGTATGGGTCGATTGGAGACTCCAGAATGTTGTCGCAGTCAACCGACCACATGATGTGGTAGATGCCGTTGATCGCAAACGGAGCAGGAGCAGTTCCGTCGTGGCAAGCGATTGCAAGGTTGCCCGCGCTGGTCACTGTTCCGCAGGCAGTCTTCTCGTTGCCGCCAGTTGACGACGTGACGAGCTTCTTCACAGCAGAAGTCTTTGTAAACGAAATCCTCGTGACGTGCGGGATTTTGTCCCAAGAGGCTGAACTCTCAGCAGCCGTAGTATCCAAGTACACGCAGGCTTCCGATGGGCAGCACAGTTCACCAGCAGAAAATGGCATTTCAAATCTCCATCAAACAGATTCAGACGCGGATACGGAATCTGAAGACTCCGACTGCTTGTACGTCCCACGAAAAACAAGACTATAAACGATCACGCCACCAGTGCCACTGCGAATCGACGAACTTGCGTTCCCTCGCTGGCAAAAACATCCACAACTCCCAAGAGTCACGCAACCGGCTGAAAACAGCCAGTCCTCAACCAGAGCACGGTATTCCTGAGCCTTCTTCTGCATCGTATCAGAAAAGTAAGCCTTGATGTCCACCGTGTGACTCTTCTGGACTGCAGACGATGTCCGCAGCCCAGACTGGGTATCGATCTTGACCACGACATACGGAAGACAATCCGAACATCGCTTCTCATTCAGAAAGTGATTCTCGCTCTTGATGGTCGTGCAGTTCAAACCACGGAGGGTTTCAAGAACTGCGTCTTCGATGCAACATGACATCTGACTTCCTTACGACAACCAAATTCTCAAGTGCCACTCCATGATCTCGGATCACGACGGCTTCAGCGATTTCCGGACTCAAGGCTTCCACCTCAATTGGAGATCCTGCGCCGTAAACAATGTACTTCATCAATCTGTTCCTTCGAATGCCGACTTCGCTACTCGAGCCATTTCCGATTTCGCCGATCGGTACAACGGAATCACCCAGGGGCGACCCCTTCTGTCATGATCCAGCAGATAGTTCTGCTCTCGACTCGTTACATGACTTGGCAGGAATCCTACATAGCCATCGACGATTCCGAAAACGTCATCTGCACCACCATCAATGTAAGTCGACAAATAATCCGTCTGAACCGCAGAAAACCCGCTCTCCGGCGTGTTGTTCGGTTCGCCAGTCCCGAACACAGGCCCGAATCCTCCTGGCCTGTGACCCAGATATCGATGCGGAATTTCTCCAACTCGTGAATGCGGAGGAGCCTGAGTAAACTGAAGTCCAACTCTGTACGCCTCCGCCAAATCTTCCGCTGCCGCTCCTATCGCTGCTGCCAACTTCCTGTTCAGCATCGCAATCACTCGTTCGCTATGATCCTCGAACCGAGCAGTCAGCACTTTCCTTCTCCAATCCAACTTTGAACGGAACAAATTTCCCCTGATCCGACACCCTCGTGATCTTGTAAGAACCTGTCTTCGTCTTCAGTCGATGTCTGGCCGAGGGTTTGTCACTGAGAGGCCACTTGACCAGATCTCCGGAATATTGGTACACCAGATCTCGCCCGTCGTTCCTCGACTGAATCTGCCCTGTCTCTGCGTAGATGCTTCCCTTGACTCTCGCAACTCGCCGGTAAACCGTTTCCTGACTGCAGTCGCAGTTTTCACAGTCTTCTTCGAGTACATCGATCGTCTCCGTCAGCAGGAAACATGCCGCAACCGACCGAGCCCACAACTTCCAGACACAAAACGATGCCAGATACTCAGTCGCGTAAACGACCCACTCACCACCGTCAGCATCCGTAATCACCGCTCCCGCGCCGACCTCAATCGCATTCTCCTGAGTCGAAACTCGGAAGATCCGATCACTCATATGCACGTTCGTGAGATTGTTCTGCGACTCGAACTTCACAGCCTTGTATCTGGCTGACAAAAACTCTGTGGTCTCGCCGCAATACTCGTAAGTCAGCGGAACGTAGTCACAGAATGCCGTCAACCAACTCGTGCATCCGCACGGGATCTCCAGACAACACGATTCCGAAGCTGACTCGCTCATCGGCGATACCTGCGATTCCTCCGAATCAACGGAGTCGAAATGCAGACATCCCCAATACAACTCACCGGAGTCACGCACGGAACATGCACAAACTCGAACAAGTCTGTGGACGAGCCACACTTCTTCGCTGTGTACAAATCCGTGTACGTCTTCATCAGGTCAATCTTCGCGTTCAGGCCGGGAGTTCTGTCCTCGAAGGTGTCGCCCTCTTTCGTGATCGAAGCCGTACACGAAGCCTCCGTAATCTCTTCCGAAAGATTACAGATCTTCTGCTCCAACTCTTCACACGAAAGACAGCTTGCCACCGCAGATCTCCTTAGACTTCAACCACTCGCCATTCTCGACCACTGCTCGGAGACGGCGCACAAATCTGTGCGAATTCCTTCTGGAATTCCGTCTCGTCAATCGGTTTCAGGATTGGCCACTTCAACTCTTTGTCCTTGTCGACTTCCGTCCGGATCTTCGAAAACGATTCAAGGTATGCTTCCTTGACAGTGTTCTCGCTGATCGGCTTCTTGGACTTCACGACCTTCGTTGGCCCGCCAGGACAACGAACAGCCCACATTGTGCTACTTGCCATTCTACACCTTCCTTCAGGAACTGGAAACAAAAAGAGCGGCGACGATCACTCGCCGTCGCTCTTCGATGCGTCATCTGCTCACCGCAGACTATGTTGATTCGCTGGAATCGCCGGTCAACCAAACAGCCTTCTGTGGCTCCTTGATGTAGGCATATCCCTTGCTGATGCTGTCGTACTGAGCCACGATTCGACGACGCTGAGACTCTTCGCTCAGGTTCAGTCGCGTGACCGTCGGACGGATCTGGAAGACCCACGCCATGAACTCAGGAATCTTGCCGAAGAAGATCCACTCGCGAGCCTGAGTCAGCGTCAAACTGTATCGGGCCGCAATAGCCGAAGTCAGTCGCTGATATTCGACAGGAGCGAAAGTCATCCCGTTGGCGACTTCCGGAGTCATGAAGAAGTGTGTCAGGTCGCCCGATCCCGGACAGGTCGATTCTCGCTCAACGCTGGTTGCGTTCAGCAGTGGCAGAATCCGGTCCCGAGTTCGCTGACTCGTGAACACGTTCAGATTCGTCACGTCGACCGACATCGGACGACCGTGAACCAAGTCCGTCATGTCGTAGAACAGATTCTTGACAGTCTGCAGGTCTTCGCCGCAGGTCAAAGTCAGTGAAGCTGCATTGATCCAAGGTCCACCGGAACCGTCGTCGAACGGAGTGCCTGTCGCGCCGTCTTCGTAGAAGATGTCGTACAGAGTTCCGCTGCGGTCGTAAGTCACGTTGTAGCCGATCAGAGCGTCGACCAACTTTTCTTCGCGGTACAGGTTATGAGCGTCAGCGATCTTTGGAACCTGCTGCAACGCAAATCCGTTCGGATCTTTGCAGAGTGCTTCGCGAGTGAACGCCAAGCCAAGGCCAACAGTCTTGCCGTTCGGATGTTCCAGATAATCACTGGCAACACCGTACAACGGACTGGCTTCAAGTTCGCACAACTCGTGGGCCTTCATGTCGCTGAAGACACCCCAGTCCTTGAAGGACTCTTCGCACTCACCACGAGTCTCGACAGGAGTGATCGCGGAGAGCTTGTACTCTTCGCGAGGGTTTTCCTGCAACGAGTAGCGGATGGTTCGCTGAACCATCTTGTTGAACGTGCCGCTGGTCACGATGGCTTCCATCGCATCCGCGTCCATGTTCAGGATCTTTTCTTTGAAGTTCGGCCCGAAGTCCTGCTCAACGCAGAAATTCAAGTCGATATCAAAAGGCTTGATCTGCTTGGACTCGAGAGCTTCATCGAATTCTTCGAAGACCTGCTCGCCGTGCTTTTTGTAAGCGTCAACAACCTTTTTCGTGAGTTGGCGATTCGCCATTTTACTGTCCTTGTCTGAACCTCGGAATCACCACACAAATTACGATTTGAATTCGACGAGAGCGTAAGCCTGACTTTCGGCTCCACTGTCATTCACTGCCTGAAACACCTTCAGGCCGGCAGTATCGGTTTTCTGGATCGTGTCGTTGCTCAAAAGATTCGATCCGGCAACTTTACCGAACGTGAATCCCTGACCGCGAGTCCAGGTCGTCGGAGCAGCAGCCCCGTCAGCATCAACGATCTTGTACGCTCGCTGAAAGGTTGACCCTTCGCGATACAGAGCAAACGGAATACAATCCGGAGCGTCGTTGCAGACACCGTCCGCATCGTCGATTTCCTGCAGGTTCACACCCTGAAACTTGGCTTTCGCAGCAGTCTGCGTGGTTGCCAAGTTCGTGTCCCATGCCTGATCCGTCTGGATCAGTGCGGCCTTGAGAACTCCCGTGGAGCTATCGCTTCCAAGAAAGTCGCCAGGGCACATATCAACCAAAGTGTCCGGCGGAGTCATGTGACGGATGTCAGTGACCGCAGGAACCTGACCGTAATGGTGCATTACATTCAAACAGCGTGGCATGTCTCGCCCTTTTCAAACAAACGAACCGAAACGGTCAGTGATTACTTCTTCAGGCCGAGTTCTTCAAGCAAAGAACCCTTCTTGTAACCGGCCTTTGATCCCTGCGACGGACGGTAAGCTGGCTTCTTAGCCTGCTCTTCTTCTTCCTTCACTGGGGTTTCTTCTGTGTCTTCCGGATTGTCGTCGATCAGCATCGGGCTGATCTTGGACAGAACCGAACTGAATTTCTTGCGAGCACCTTCCTGCATCTCGCAGGCGCACTCGACGATTTCTTTCATCAGGGCTTCTTCGAGCGTGACGCCTTCGAAGACCTTGGTGAACTCGGCAGACACTTCGCCTCGCAACTTCTCAGTCGCTCGTTCGGCTTCCAGTGCGTCCAGACGAGCTTTCAACTCGTCCTTCTCTTTCTTCGCCTGAGCGAGCGCGGCTTCCGTCGCGTCGGTCGCAGTGGCTTCTTCGAGAATTGACTTCACGAGTTCTGGATGCTTGTCGCGGAGTGTCTTCAGGTCCATGATCTCTTCTTCCTCTGATTCGAAAATGCCAGCAGTTGTTGCCGGCTTCGTAACAATGTCGACAGACCGGAGAACTTCGATGGACTCAACAATCACGTCCCCGTCGGAACCGACTTTTCCGGACTTGATTGAGGAATTGATCGACATCCCCAACGACTTCGGAGCGTTCACAACATCCCACAAGAACTGTTCTGCAACAGCATGTTTCGGGTTAAAATGCACGTCCCCGAAGTAACCTTCGCCAGGACGGTACTCAACCTTCTGGCCGACAACAGCGAATTTGTCCCGATACGAGCGATTGGTCGTTGCTGTCGCTGGATGATCGATGTAAATCGATGTCCCCGGCAGTAACTTCATCGCTGACTTCTGGACTCCGGGTGTGTCGTAGTTGCGTTTGTTGAGGCTTCTCAACCCCAGCAACTTGACTCCTCGGATGATTCCCCGCTCTCGATCAATTCGATCTTCGGCAATGGCTTCGAACGCATCTTCTGTTACGAGGATGTCACTCATTTTGTTCCGCCCTTGCCGCCCTTCGGTTTCTTCTTGTTTCCGCAGCCACATCCCATGGCAAACTCCCTCTTGTCAAATCGCCAAAATGACAATAAGTCATTTTGTACGAACTTGACAAGACTACTGCAACCGAATTTAGACGTTTCGAGTCGGATCTTTCTTCGAAACACCCTTTTCTTTCATCGGATCGGCTTTATTGCCCGCCGCTGGTCCCGGAGTGCCCATGTTCTGCGGCGATTGCGGCGATCCCGCCGGCAACGGAAGCTCCGTTACCAGTTCTGACTTGCGCTGAGCATTCTCGGCCACTGATTCCAACCCTTCCGGAGCCAGAACCGTCTTATTCCCCAGCAGCCCACGATCCCACCAGTCTTTCATCACCTCGTGATCTTCCTGGCGGTTTCTCGTCTGAACTCGTGGCGGCTTGATCTCCAGCACAACCTGCAGCACGTCAGCCGTTGTGATGTCGTGCTGTCCTGACTCCGCAGCGTACCACAGAGCCTGTTTCAGGATCCGCAAGTCTTCCTGAACCATCAGACTCTGCTCGTACCGCATCGACTTGTGGAACGGCCCCTCAGAGACCAGCGTCGAGGCGAAGTTCCCCTCGCTGACGTTCGCCGTCAGCATAAACTCCGGCAACTTCATCCCCGCAGCGCACGACCGAAGCAGCGATACCAGAGTTTCTATGTGGTTACTGTTCCCGGCGCCTGTCTCCGGAAACTCGTACTTGATCTGCGATGGAATCGTGACCACTGCCGCCGACGGAAAGTCGTATGTTTCTGACTGCCCGCTGCTCGCGCCGCCATTTTGCTGCGTATTCAGGTAACTCTTCACCGAATCGCTCGACGGATTCCCCATGATTGTCCGGATCGCCCCAAACGCCGCCTGAAACGAACTCGTTCGCATCAGATTCGCCAGCAACTTCTTGGCGAAGATCAGTTCTTCGCGTACCGGCCAGTAAAGAGTGATCCCCCGGGGATCCGCCGACAACACGTTTCTCTTGCGATGCTGAACCAGAATCCGATCCTGAGATTCTTCCATTTGCGGAATCGTGTCGCCCCGGTAATTCGCCAGCCCGCCTTCCTTCGTCATCTTCGTGACGAATCGCAGGTCCGGATACCAAACATCCTTCAGGAAGTACGCGACCGGCTGAGCGCGGAGATCATTTGTCTTCCGGACGCCCAGCGAATCAAAGTATTCCTTCGAAGCGTCGTCCGGATCCACGAAACTGCTCTTCGGGTCATCGTCGAGATCCTGTGGCTCGCCAAAATAAACCCGGACCATCCCGTCGTCGTCGTAACTCAGCAGGTCGAACACCTCACCGTGCCGATCGCACCGTTGACTGACTTCCGACTGCCGCATTTGCCACTGATTCTCAGCCGTCCACAGCTCAATAAACGCCTCAATCCGCTTCACCGCATCAGAGTTCGGCTGATTCTCGTCCCTCGGCTTTACCGTGATTGCGTGCCCTGTATCAGCGATGTAATAACTGCGATTGTCCTTCGCATTTGTCCCCCAGGGCAACCTGCCAAGCTGATCTCCGAGAACAATTGCCTCCCGGACATCCTGAATTGTCTCAAGCGGCTCGTCGCCGCCAAACGGAAGCTGATCGCCGTTCGCGTTCACCCCGCCGCAACTGACTCCGAGTTCCTCGAAGATCCGCGCCGCAGCCTTCGTCGCCTCGATTGCCAGTTTCTCGTTCTCAATCACCCAACTCGTCGGTAAACCGTTCGCATATGCCATCTGATGTCTCCTTCAGCACAGAATACGCCGAAAAATCACCAGAAGCAACACGATCCATCAGCGAAGCAGTTTCCACCACCAAAACGTCGATCTCACCGCTCGCCGGTAAACACCGATGTTCGCGTTCTGCTGAAACGATTGGTCGACGACCATAGAGATCGTCTGAATCGCAGCATCGACGGGATCTGATTTCTCGCGGCATGAATTGCATCCTCGTTTACTCATCTCACTTCTCCTTCCTCAGGTTGTCCCAGTATTCCATCTCATATCGCGGCAACTGAGTACACATTGCCAGTGCATCCGGCCCGTCGTCGTGCTTCCCGACGCCCGGGATGCCGTCGAACTGCTTGATCTGCTGCAAGAGCAGAGTCGTTCCCGGATTCTCGAGGAACCGGAACTCTCGCTGCGTCAGCCGTTTGTCCAGTCCTCGACGAATTCTCATTTCCTTCTTCAGCATGTCCTCGACCGGAATTATGATCCCTCCAGACATGAGGTATTTCGACAGCGCATAGTCCAGGTGATTCGCCGCGTAGTTCATGATCAAGTCGCGGAAAATACTCTGAAACTGCGTCGATTCAATCCCAATCAGGTCGCCTGATCTGATCCGGTGGTGATCCTGATCGCAGAACAGGAATAAGTCCTCGATGATCTCCGACGGCGATCGTCGTTTTAAGTCAGCATCGACATACGCCAGTTCTGACGTTTGTGCCATACAAACAATTGCCGAATAATCGCCCTTTTTGACTGATCGACCTTTGCTTGGGTCGACGCAGAACATTCGGACAATGTCGTTGGCGTGTTTCGGAACGGGGAACTTCTCAAGCGGGATGTAGAGATTTGTGAAGAGCTCTCTGTCCCACTCGGCACCAGTCTTTGAGGAGGCGAGCCAGCAGCCGTTCAAGAAACGATCCCTGTCGTCATCCGACATTTGCTCGAGTCGTTGACGGTAGGCAGGGTCTGACTGCATCAGGTGCGTGTTGTCTCGCAGCGTCGCGCCGATGAACGTCGCTGATGTCGTAACACACTCGTTCTCGCTCGTCTCTTCGTTGATCTCATACTGAGGTTCGTCGTACCAGTGAAAATCCGGCTCGACGTACCTGAAGTGCCGAATGACTCCTGATCGCTCGGGGATCGGCAACCCTGTCTCTGGATTCAGCCACCAATACAGGAATCTGTACAACCAAGAATCATTATCCGGGTTCATGCTGAGCTTCATTCTCGGCTTAATCCCGGACTTGCTTCTCGCGCGACCCCAAAGATACTGCACGAACTTCAGCGGCCACTGTGTCGCCTCGTCAATTGCCAATGCGTCAAGTTGGGCTCCCTGATAGTCCTCGAGGTTCTTTTCGAACTGACAGGATCCCAAGGCAATCTTCGCCCCGCACGGGAATTCAAACTCGTTGCGAGTGTGGTTGTAGATCGCGCCGTACGGGCGATACATCTCACGGCAATGATCCAGCAGGGCGCCAGACTTCGTTAACTGTGGGTACGTTCTTCGCATGATCAAACCGCGAAACATCGGGTTCGCATGCGGACCTTGACAGTGCCTGAGCATGTCAAGTGTCACAATGTGGCTCTTACCCGAGCCTGCCGCGCCACCGTAGCACGTCCATTCTGCCTCTGTTACCAAAACTCTGTATTGTGGATCTGAGAGCTTCATTCTTCCGGTCCCATCAGTGATTCTTTTGCAGCCATCAATTCTCGGATAGTTGTTTCGCCGCAACCCCTGAGTCTTGATAGATTCCACTCGGTAACTTCAGACAGATAAGTTAGGTTGCTTTTTCTCAAAGCAGTATGGGCTCTTGCCGAAAGCTGCACATGCAAATACAGGTCTTCTATCCTGATATCTCGAGGTGGGGATTTGAATACGAGCAGCATCCCATCAGACGGTTCTGATTCCTTCTCTTTGGCCGATAGATCCATGACACATTCGGTTAGTCTGGCTACCCGCCTAATTAAAGCGTTATGCGACTCAATCAGACTCTGTATCTGCTGAGGCAAGAGAATATCTCTTGCGTATATCTGCTCTTGCTTTTTTCGTTCCGCTCGGATCTTTTCCTGCTCGCTTTCAGAAGCTAATCTGGCGCGATCCTCCCTCGCCTTTGTTATGCCGAGAGAATCAAGCAACTGCTTGTCAACAACCGCAAACTCTGTCGCCATGGTTCCAATTCCTTCAAACAAAACAAGCAGCCAGCGACTCGGGGGAATCGCTGACTGCTTTCGGGGAGAGACTTACTGGTCGCGTTCGGTTACGTCGATCGCTTGCGAATCTTCGACAGAGTGACACGCTCGCGTTCTCTTCTCCGGGTCGAACATCGGAGAAGGTTCTGTCTTCTCAAACGTCCGCATTCTCGGCTGATCAATGCTTACCCCCGTTATCGTCGCCTTCACGTCCGAGGACGGACGACCTCGCTTTTTCTCGGATTGCATCTGAGTCAGCAGTGCAAATGCTGCTGTCCGTGCAATCGACTCTGAATCCGCGTTCTGAACGTCGCACTCGACGTTAATCCTGAAACGAAACTGCTTCGACATTTCTGATCCTTCGACTAATGGTTGTTGTGTTTCACGACGCTGTGAAACTTGAGGAACTAACGCCCGATTCTACACGCCTTGCACCGCGTTCGCATCCCAATCACATCCCCAGACGCATTCCGGAAGTAAACCCCGTCAAATGTGGTGGATGGTGCTGCAGACTTCGCCGTCGTCTTGCGGACCACAGGTTCTTTTTTTATTTTCGGTGGGGCCGGCGGAGTCGCTGGTCTCGACTCCATCGCCTTGAAATACCTGTCAGCAAAGCTGGGGTCGCCAGCATCTGTGATTCGGCTTGTGGCGATGGTGAGCAGAATGATAACGATTGATACGCGGATCATCGCTGGACTCCTGAACTGTCGATTGTGATGGTTGTGTTTTGCGGAATATAAACGCCATGCAACGGACATGCGTTCGCATGAATGAACCGACGCAGATTCGGCGTGTTCGTCGATACGCCGTTGCCCTGGTTGTTCATCGAGATCGGGCACAGACAACCTGCGGCGATGGCTGCGGGAGAGCCGGGGTTGGATATTGGGATCATTGAATCTCCTGTTACGATGAATTGCTGAAGTAGAAGTGTAGACGAAATGTTGGAGAAACGGAAGTGGGAAGTTGTTTTTTTTATTTTTGGATTTTTAGACGAGACAGATGCCTAATGCGCCGCTCCCCGCTCCTACGATTTCGTCGATAGTTCGAATTCGATAGGCTGCAGCCGACCGGATCACAGGCGAGGCTGCAGCCGACCGGATCACAGTCGAGGCTGCAGCCGACCGGATCACAGGCGAGGCTGCAGACATCCGGATCACAGGCGAGGCTGCAGCCGACCGGATCACAGGCGAGGCTGCAGACATCCGGATCACAGGCGAGGCTGCAGACATCCGAATCACAGTCGAGGCTGCAGCCGACCGGATCACAGTCGAGGCTTCAGCCGACCGGATCACAGGCGAGGCTGCAGCCGACCGGATCACAGGCGAGGCTGCAGCCGACCGGATCACAGTCGAGGCTTCAGCCGACCGGATCACAGGCGAGGCTGCAGACATCCGGATCACAGTCGAGGCTTCAGCCGACCGGATCACAGGCGAGGCTGCAGACATCCGGATCACAGTCGAGGCTGCAGCCGACCGGCGCACAAAAAAAGCCCCTGGCACAATATGCCAGGGGCCTTCGTCGCTCCGTTGAATCAATCCAAAATTTGGCAAAATCCGCTCTCAATTGATTCACGACGCTGTTCCGATGAACCGCTTTTGAGTCGAAGAGCCACGATATATCCGGGCTTTCCGGGTTTCGCGCGTCTATCTAGCATTCTCAGGTCCGAGTCGTCGCCGTCCAGACAGTGGAATTCGGTTCCGTCCAATGTCCAGGTCTTCGGGATGCGCTGGTTCAAGGCTCTATTGCCAACAAAATGGCCTGAAAGATCCGCAAACGCAATCGCGATATTTTCACCCCTGCGCAATAGTTCAATGCAGTCCCGTTGGTTCGCTTTGTTCTCTGTCCATGATCCTGTCAGCCAATAGTTTTCAGGCTTTTCAGGTGAAATGATGCGCTGAAGATTCTTGGTATAATCGTAAGCGATCATTGACGGAAAACGACGGATCAGGGAAAACCAATTCAGGTCACTAAAACAATTCAAACGAGCGACAAGCGTAGTTCCTTCTCGGTCGGCAAGTCTTTGTTCCGTTTCTAGTTCTGCTTCAAGTTGTCGCATAAATGCTGCGCGGTCTGAATGCAGCCAATTTACCTTGTCGCGCCGACTTTGGCCTATTCTCTGAAATACTTGCGCGAGGCCAATTCCATCGCCTCCCACACAGAGACGTTCACAGGCGGCGCTCGAGTGACTACAGACGGTCTTCCCGTTCGCTGTTGCTGCTGGTGCTAACATCAACGAGACAATCCGATATTCCTTCGCTTTCTCGGCGCTCTTGCGGGTCTTCGTGTTGGCGCTTGCCGGGGACAACAATTTCATGGTTTCAATCCTGTTCAAAATGGTCAAAATGAAAACCCGCTCGCACAATGCGAGCGGGTTTGGTGGTGGGTCTTCTTAGTGGACGATGACGATTGATTCGGAAGTTCTTCTGATAAGTTCTTCCGGAACAACTCCGTCGCGTACCAGCTTCGAAAATGATGCTGGCGCAACATACTCGGCGCTGCGGGTGTTCACCGGCAATCCGATTGCCTTGAATACTTCAACGGTCTTCTCCGCGTCTTCCTGGCCAATCGATTCCTTTACGCTCGGTTCGAGAATCCGCACTTGCCCGCGCACGGCGATCTCTCGGCGTTCGCCGATTGCCTCCAGTACTTCGGGCCGAAGTTTCGTTTCCAGCTTACTGAGTTCGGAGAGCTGCTTTGCCAGTGTGCGCATCCGGTCGACTGTGCGAACGTAGTTTGTGAGGGTCGCGGTTGAACGTAGGTTGATTGTGTTCTGAGTCATGGTCTGAATTCCTTGAACGTGGTGAAAAATGAAAAACGGGTGAACGTGGTCTATCGTGAAAAATGGTTTTCGATTGTCTCTTTTGCAATTGCTCGCACGATGTTCTTCGTCAGTCTTTTCAGTCCTGTCTGTATTGCGTCCGATTCAATCCAGGCTCCCGGAATGACCTCGATTTCAATCCAGGTGAAATGTGTTGCGGTCTCGTAGTATCGCCTGCGATATTCAACCGGATAATTCTTTCCATCGTGTTCGATGGTGTCGATTGGTCCCTTGATTTGCCGCTCTCTTATCATTTGCGTTTTATCCTTTCTTGACGCAAGAAGTTTGCTTCGTGTTGCGAGCGTATCGAATGTAGAGTGTGTCTCCGGGTTTAAGGTCTTCGGCGTTGACATAGCGTCCATCGTCGGTCGATGAAATGTCGCAAATCATAAAATCTTTATTTGCGTCGAAGTCTGCCTTGACGGCTTTGGCGCTCTTGTAGTCTCTGCCGTAAGCTGGAATAACTGTTAATCTCATGGTCTAGGTTCCTTCGTTGTTAACTGTTGTAAGCCACTGAATGGCGCGTTTGATGTAGTGCAATTTCATCAGGCGCAAGATCTCATCGTTGAATTGTTTTCAATGGTCCACTATTGCCGCTAGCCAGGGCTCGGAAGTCCTGGCTATTCGGCGTGCCTTTTAGCGGTCGACTGACTTCCTCTCTGACTGTAGGGAAGTCCAACAGCCTATTTTTAACTCCGTGTTAGGTCACGCCGGCGTTTGGTTTCTGTCGTTCGCCTCGACTGTGGTATTAGATCGTCGATGAGTCGTGTTGACAATATGTCAATTGGACAATTTTAGGAAAAAAGTAGGAATAGGCTTTCAGGCCGGAACTCCAGCCGCTGAGATCAGGACGGAACTCCAGCCGCTGCCAGCCGCTGAGATCAGGACGGAACTCCAGCCGCTGAGATCAGGACGGAACTCCAGCCGCTGAGATCAGGACGGAACTCCAGCCGCTGAGATCAGGACGGAACTCCAGCCGCTGCCAGCCGCTGAGATCAGGACGGAACTCCAGCCGCTGAGATCAGGACGGAACTCCAGCCGCTGAGATCAGGACGGAACTCCAGCCGCTGAGATCAGGACGGAACTCCAGCCGCTGCCAGCCGCTGAGATCAGGACGGAACTCCAGCCGCTGAGATCAGGACGGAACTCCAGCCGCTGAGA